TAAAGCTGTAAACGCAGTACATTTACCTACTCCGCCTTCAACAATGTATGTATTTAACATTTTGTTCCTTTCATTCGTTATTGTTTATTATTTATTTTTTTTTCAATTCTTCTATTTCTTCTGATAATTCTTGTATTGCTTTTACTAACATAGGTATTAATGCACCCTCTGCTATTCTTTGTCTACCATCTAAAGTATCTTCTTCTTGCCACATATCAAAACCGTCTTTTAATTCTGGGTGATTGTCTATTGCTTGTTTTACTTCTTGTGCAATAAATCCATGATTGATTTTATCATTATTGTATCGTTTTTCAGAACCAACAACATGAGTTCTTAATTCTTCTGGAATATCTTTTTCTTTTCTCCATCTATAGGTTACAGGTCTTAAATCATTTATAAAACTTAAACCAGCGGTATCATCTTGAATATCTTCTTTTAATCTTTGATCTGATGGTGCTGTTATAGAAGTTGCACCAAAAGCAATTCTTGAATCTAAGCCAACATTACCAAAAGTCATGGCGTTGGCTATACTTGCAACACTAAAACCTATTGATATAGTGTTACTTGTTCCAGCTGCATCAGCACAAGTATCATAACCAAGAAATACATTATTACCACCTGTTGTGTTTTCTTCTCCAGCACTCCTACCTATAGCTGTATTACAACAACCTGTTGTATTATTTTTTAATGCTTCGTTACCTATAGCAGTATTTAAACATCCTGTAGTATTATCTTCTAAAGCTGTTTCTCCAAGAGCAGAATTTCTTTCTCCTGTTGTATTAGCTAATAAAGCATTTGCACCCAAAGCTACGTTACATCCACCTGTCGTGTTAGCACATAATGAATTTAAACCTACAGCACTATTTCTTTCACCTGTAGTAGTTTTATGTAAGGCTTGTCTTCCAAGTCCTACGTTAAAATCTGCTGATGTGTTTTCAAATAAAGCAGAATGACCAACAGCAACGTTACCAGCACCTGTGGTAAGTTCTTGCATTGCACTTTTTCCAATAACTATATTACAGTTTGCTGTGGTGCCTGATACACCAGCTTCTCTACCTATAAATATATTTTGGCAACCAGTAGTAATTGCTTTTCCAGCTTCAGTACCTACAGCTGTATTGTCTGCACCTGTTGTATTAGCATTTAAAGCTAAAGAACCTACTGCTACATTAGTACCACCTGTTGTGTTAGCAAATAAAGCATCTCTACCAACTGCAACATTTTGACTAGCTGTTGTATTAGCACATAAAGCATTATCTCCAACTGCAACATTAAAAGTTCCTGTTGTTGTCAATCTCATTGTATTATCACCGACTGCTGTATTACTGTTACCAGTGGTGTGACTACATAAAGCATTATAACCAACAGCGGTATTAGCAAATCCTGTTGTGTTAGCTGTTAGAGTACTTTCACCAACTCCTGTATTATGATTAGATGTTGTACTAGCATCTAAAGAATACGCACCTATTGCTGTGTTTCCAGCTCCTGTGCTGTTTGTTTTTAAAGCACCAGAGCCAAGAGCTGTATTATTACTTGCTGTAGTGTTAGCACACATAGCTTCTTTACCAACTGCTGTGTTTTCAGTTCCTGTCGTATTTGCACCTAACGCATACCAACCAACTGCTGTATTATTATCTGCTGTAGTACTTAAAAGTAAAGCAGCTCTTCCTAAAGCTGTATTATTATCTCCTGTTGTATTAGTAAAAAGAGCTTGTTGTCCAACAGCTGTATTTTGACATCCTGTTGTAGTAGATTTTGCAGCACTAGCTCCAACTGCTGTATTACAAGATGCTGTAGTGTTAGCATTTAATGCTTCTTTTCCTAATACTGTGTTTGCAGTTCCTGTTGTGTTAGAAATCATAGATTGATGACCAACTGATGTATTATCATTTGCTGTAGTATTTTGTTGTAAAGAATCCTTCCCAATTCCAATATTCCTAGAACCAGTAGTGTTTACATATAAAGATGCTGGACCTATTCCTACATTGTGAAAAGCTGTTGTATTATTATATAAAGCATCTTTACCTATTGCAGTATTTTCAGCACCAGTTGTATTATTTTCTAAAGTTTGATAACCAATACCAGTATTAGAAGAACCTGTTGTATTATCTTTTAAAGAACTTTTTCCTAATGCTGTATTGTTACTTGCTGTTATATTAGATAATAAAGCACCACATCCTATTCCTGTATTTGATGCACCAGATGTATTAGCGGATAAAGCACTTGCACCAATAGCTGTATTTGATGCACCAGATAAAGAACCATCATCTAAAGCTGTATCTCCTAAAGCGACATTACCTGTTCCTGTTGGATAGTTACCATCTAGTTTAATTGTGCCACTTGCTATATCTAAATTACCAGTACCAGTTATACTATTTGAATTTAAGTCTAAGTTACCACCAAGTTGAGGTGAACTGTCGTCAACAACATTTGCTATTCCTGGTGAAATAGCTACCCAAGACGAACCATTGTAAAATTTTAAATTACTATCTCCAGTTACAAAAGCTAGATCTCCAGCATCTAAACTTGAAGTAGGATTTGAAGATGTAACTCTATATCTTTCTGCAAAACTATTTACGCCAGTTATATTAGCAGCAACAGTTGCCATGTTAGTTACATTGGTAGAAGTACCTAAATTATTCATTGCAGTAACATTTGCTGAAGTACCAAGTACATTCATGTCATTAACTACATCTGCTGTAGCTAGTGTGTTCATATCTGATACAACATCCGCTGTAGCTAATGTATTCATATCAGTTACTACATCACTTGTTCCAAGTGTATTCATATCTGCAACCACATCTGTAGTTGCTAAAATATTCATATCATTAACTACATCTGTTGTAGCTAGTATTGCCATGTCAGCTACTACTGCACTAGCAGATAAAGTATTAATATTAGTTTGTTCAGATGAAGTTGGTTTTAAACTTTGCCATGTAGAACCTGTGTAATTTTTCATTACATTATCTGTAGAATTAAAATATAAAGCTCCAGTTAATAAAGCATTACCATCATTATCTGTAGATGGATCAGAAGATTTAGCACCTAAGTATCTGTCATCAAAACTATCAAAACTAGCTGCTGCATTAGTTTCAGAAGTTGCAGCGGCAGTTGCAGAGTTAGCAGATGCAGTTGCACTATTTGCTGAAGCTGTTGCAGAATTAGCACTAGCTGTAGCTGAGTTTGCAGAAGCTGTTGCTGAAGTAGACGCTGCATTAGCTGAAGTGGTTGCACTAGCTGCATCAACAATTAAATCCCATTTAGCTGAATCTGTATTTGTTGTAAGCGGTTGTGAACCAGAAGATGTATGTGCTGTGTTTGCTAAAAAAATATTATTTGTACTTGTGTCTTTTACTAAATCTCTAACTTGATAAGCAGTTGATGCGGACCAATTACCTTTAAAAGTTCCTAGTTCTTGTACTACTGCTAATTCTCCAGAACCATCAAAAGATAAAACTTTATTAGCTCTATCTGTTGAACCTACAGTAAACTCTGTAGATGTCATTGTGTTTGTTCTTGATAATTTAAGTGATCTGTCTACTTCCTCTTGAACCTGTTGAGTGGTCATGGTTGCACGATCCAAACCCTCTTCGTGAGATTCCGCAGGGAATGGATCATTAGCAATATAATCTATTGCTTGAGTTTGCGGAACTTCTCTAATGATCACAACTGTTTCACCAGACGCTGGAGTATTACCAGATGTAAAAGTTATTGAACCTCCACTAGCATCTCCTGCACCAGCTACTGTATAGTGAGTAGTTAAAGTCTTAACAGTTTCAGCACCTGTGCTGTCTGTTCTAATAATTACAATTAAATCTGAGTCTGCAAATATTTTATATCCATAAGCAAATTGGGTTGTACTCCCATTACCAGAGTAGGAATTCTTTACTGTAGTTGAAGATACTGTCATATTACTATTCCTATATACTATTTATTACTTTGTTCAACATTTTTAATAATTTGTAAACCTTTTTGAGCAAGACCAATTCTAGTCTTGTAAAGGTCATCTATTAAATCTCTCTTCTCTTCTGCAGTAAAGAGTGTACCATCCTCTTTCATTTTTGCATTGTATATAACCTTTATATCTTTTGATAGTTCTTTCATACCTTTTTGTATATCTAAAACTGCCATTATATCAAAATTAACTTTCTTAGATTCTTTTAAATATCCATCTATATCTCCTATCTTATCCAGATATTCTACTGTATTCAATATGGTTTTGTATGGTTTAAGTGATTCATAAAATACTTGTATTGATTTAGAATATCCATAGACATCTTTAGCTTGAAATACTCTAATTCCAGGTATTTTTGTTAATGGATCTTCTGGTTTAATTGGATCATCTATAAGTCCACCCTTTATTGCTATAGTGTTAATAGCTTCTTTAGCCATTCTACCAACTGAACCAAAATAAGAATCATAAATATTTTCTACATATATTGGATTTGCAAAATAATTATCAGCTCCAACCATAGTTGCTAAATTTTCTGATAATGCTTTTATAGTTGGATTTGTATACTCTGTAGAATAATAAGAGTTAAGCATATCTTTTGGAGCATCTGGTGGTAAAATTGGAGCTTCTCTAAATATACTATAGTCAAATTGATTTTCTATAAAAGGTCTTAAAAATGTTGGAATTGGAGTATAACCTTTTGCGTGTTCTTTTAAAAATTCTTTTGTATATTTCATAAATTCTTGTTTTTCATTTTTTCTCATGTAGTCATAAACTTTTTCAGTAAGATTAGAAAAGAAAGTACCTACTTCAAATCCTTTTGGAAAAAATCTTCCTTCACCATTTACTTTTGTATAGTATTTATTATTTCTAATGTAGTCTGGAAGTTCTTCAAAATCTTCATCAAGCTCACCATTATCTTTTACATTTGAAAAATAAAAATATGTTGTTGGTAATACTACAGTAAGTCCAATCATACTTAAAAATTTTGTAGGTCTATCTCTAAATGCTTCATAGGCTTTTACAGATCCTTGTATTCTTGCATTAAAAAATGGAACACCTTTATTTATTCTTGCACCTGCAGTTCCTTTTTTTGAATAATCTAATAAATCTTTTGATTCAAATCCTGCTCTTTCTAAAGCATCTCTTTCTGATAAACCTTTTTTCTTAGCTGCTTTAAGAACTTTATTTAACATAGCAACTCTAGTAGCTTCTTCTGAAATTTCTGTTACATATCTAAACTGTCCTAATATTGGTGTAGAGTATTCATTTCTCATAACACCTTTATTTAATATTTGATGAACAGGTGTATCATACACTGTTCTATCTAATGATCTTAATGTACTAAAAGCTGCACCACTTTTTAAATAATTTTTATATGCTTGTGTAGCTCTTTTAGGATCTTTAAAAACAACATGAAATATTCCTAATATTGAATCTACAATAGGTAGCCATCCTACTTTTGATAAAAAAGTTGCGTTCATTGTATCTTTAAAGAAGTTTGGCAAAGCAAAATCTGGAGTTACGATTGCACCTGTTCTTAAAAATCTAGTTGGTGCTGTTAAAAATCTTACTATAAAATCCATACTTGGATTATCCATAACTCTAAAAGCAGTAACTAAATCTTCACCAACTTCCCATACTTCATATTTACCAGTTTTTGTATTTCTAAAAGAAATAGAGGTAGCATCTGGATAAACAACTTCTTGTCTAAATATAGAAAGTTCTTCAACACCTTTATCTGAAAGTTTGTCTAATGCTTCTTTATCAAAAAATTTTTCTAATTCTTTTCTTTGAACTTTAATTGGTTTTAAATCACCTTTTTTCTTTCTTATCCATTTAAGTGCTTCCGAATCTTTTTTTTGAGCTTGTAAAATAGTATTAATAAAATCATTCTTAGCTTTGTTAAGCTCTGTCATTCTTACAATGTAATCTGTATTTTTAACAATACTTTCAAATGGATCTATAATTTTTGCTTTTGATCCTTTTAATTGTTTAAATGGATTACTTGATCCTTTTATAAATCCAGATTCAAATGGTTTAGGTAATTCTCTAGCCATAGGAATATAGTTTTTATTTATTTCTCTAAATGCGTTGTATGCTTCTTTAGTAATCAATCCTCCATCAAAAGCATATTTTAAAACAGATTCTTGATATGCGTCTATTTTTTTTGCAGCTTGTTCATAGGTAATCATCTTACCTGTTTCTGGATCTTTAACTTTTTCTTTGCTATATTTTTTCAAAAATATTTCTGCGTTTGGAATATCAACACCAGTTTCTTTATTTCTTTTTGCAAGAGTTACTGCGTGTCTGTTTGTTAAATAGGTGCTTAACAAATTTAATTCAGTTTTATCTTTTACAAAAGGTTTGACAATAGATATTAAAGAAGGTCCAGTTTCACCTAGTGTTTTAAAATCAAGAGTTCCAAATTCAATGAAGTGTGCTGATCTACCCTTCATACCTTCTTGTAATCTTAGAAATTCGTAGTCATTTAATTTTTCAATTCCTGTTTTAGTTTTAACATTTATTTCTTTCAATGCTTCTAATACAGGATATTTTTGATCTATTGCTTTAATTACAAATTTTCTTTTAGAAGTTTTAGCTGATTGTTTTACAGTTTCTTTAATTTGCTGTAGTGTAATTGGAAGTTTAGTTGTTTCAAAAGAAATATTCTCTGCAGCTTTACTTGCAATAGGATCTTCAAATCTTGGTTTCTCTATAACTTTTATATCTTGTTTTGGTATTTCTATTTTTTTAGCATCTTTTATTTCGTAAGCTCTGACAGTTACATTGTTTGATAATATATCTTCTCTTACTGTTCTATTTTTTGCTAAATCTAAAGCTACATCTGTAGGGTTTTTTCCATAATCAACAAAAATTTGTTTTGCTTTTTTTTCTGCTTTTTTCTTAGGTAATCTAATATTAAATAAACTAAACAATAAAGAAGTAGAAGCAAACTCTCCCATACTTGGTATTTCTTCATCTAATAATAATCCTGTTCCTTGATAACCAATTATTTGAGCTGCAGTTCTTGATATATATCTTTCAGCTAATGCTTTACCACCAGGAAGTTTTAGCATAGGTAAAGCTAGTGATGCAGAAAACTTTGCACCTTCTTTAACACCTTCCATTAAAGTTTCTTCTAATAATATTTTCATAACATCAGAAGGTTTACCTTCATCTTGATTTTCTAAAACTTTTAAAATAGTTGCTCTAGTTGTGGTAGGTATCATTGCACCTGTAAATCCAGCACCTAATTGACCTGCTGGTAAACCAATTAAAGCACTTCCAGCATAAATTGGAGAATCAACAACTAATGTTCCTAGTGTTGTAAGAAACTCCTCGGTCCAAGTATAATCTTCTGGTCTTGGTAATTTTAATGCTTCTGGAGTACCCTCACCTTTTGCTGCTCGTTTGTATAAATTCCACTGATTTGTTCCTAAAATTTGTTCAGCCATATAGTCTCCATCAAATTTTTCTCCTACTACAGTTTCTTTAATATCTTTTTTTAGTTCTTTTAATTGGTCAAATCTAGTTTGTGCTGTTTGATAAGACATCTCCTCTTCTGATATTATAATACCTTTTCTAGATAAATAATCTCTAGCAACATTGCTAACGTAATCTTTTACAATTTTAGTATCTGGTTCGAATTTAAATTCATTAGCAATTTCTTGATTGGTAAATCCACCTTCTTGAAGTTCTTTTATTTTGCCTTGTTTCCAAGCTGTAATGTCTTTTTGTTCAAAACCACCTTCTTGTAATAGTGTTTGTTCTTCAAGTAGATTCATATTAATTATCTAAAACACTTCCTTTCATTACATTTTCTTTAGTAACTTTTTTTTTCTTTCTTTTGTCTATACTACCATCTTCTTTTACATAAAATTCAGTAATTCTATTTATGTAATCGCTTGGTGTTTCATCTACCTTTCTTTTAAAAAAAGTATTTTCTAGTACTGGTTCTTCTTTTTTTGCAGTATTAAGTAAAGCATCTTTAACTTGTGATTTAGTAGGAGTGTAATCTAAAATATCTTTAGCAATATAATTATCTGATGTTGAATCTAATAGTTTAGCTACAGGTATATTGTTTCTTATTCCATCTATAAATTTACGATGCATATCTTGTCTAAAAGAACTTAATCTATTATTATAGTTTTCATCAAAATATTTAGAGCTTACTGATCCTTCAATCAAAGGAATTACTTTATCCATAAAATTAAAAAATTGTTTGTTAGCTTCTATTAATTGTGAATTTTGTTGATTATCAAAAATGTTATTAAAAAAATTATCATCATCTAAATTAATAGATCCATCACCTATTCTTTCTGTAATACTTTTAGCTTCTGTTTCTCCAGCTAATAAAAATTTTTCAAAAGGATGTTTGATTTCATTGTTTAAAATTTTTTTAATAATTTTATCATTAGTTAAATAATTATTGTCTTTACTAATTTTATTATCAATAACTTTATTATTTAATTCAGTAATTTGATTATCATATTCTTCATTACCTGTTGAATAATATAAAGATATTTCATCTGGTTTTATTCCTAATGGAGCATCTGGTTTATTTCCTTTTAGTACAGCTACAACTTTCTTTTTAGATTCTATTAAATTAATATTAGTTTGATAATTTACCATATTTTTTTGAAAAGTAGATAGCTCTCTAAGTTCTTTTTTTAATTTTAATCTATCTTCTCCAGTAATACTTGAATAATTTTTAGGATCATCTAAAGATGCTAATGCTGCAAAAGCATTATCATTTGCAATCTTTCTTACCATTTCTGTTTCAACAAGAGCTGGTAATTTTCTTTTATAAATTTCTAAATCTGCTTCAGAAATTAATCCCTCATTAACTAAACTTTGATATTCTGCGGTTATAGATTCTGCTAAAATTGCAAAATTAAATGAATTTTTATCTTCTACAGCAGTTGTAATTTTATTTGTAACTACACTATTAACTTGATCAACTCTTGTTTTAACCATGTTAGCTCTAGTTTGTTTTAAAATATTATTAACATAAGATGGTTTGTTAGATGAAATATTTAAATCAAAATATCTTTGAATGTAATTATTACTTGCTTTTGATTTGTATTTATCAACTACTTGTTTGTAACCAGCATTAAAAAAATTAACACCTTCATCTGGTGTAGATTTTAATTTAGCTTGTTCTTTTATTTCTAATAATTCTTGATTGGCATCTGCAATTAATTTTCCACCTTCTACTTTATTAGATATTTCTTTTTCTTTAACATAAAATTGTGTTACCGCATTAGCAGCAGGTAATAATGCTCCAGCTAAACTGCTTTTAGGTGAAATTTGTATATTACTTTTTACAGCTCCAACTTCAGCAGTGGGTGCAACTTGAGATGTAAATGTAGGTATCTTTGGCATTATCTGTTCCTTGATCTGTTAGAAGATTTAGATCTTACTCTTAAATTACTTCTACTATTGTTTCTAGGGTTTCTATCTTTGTGATCTATATCTTTACCCAATATACTAGAACCAAGTTTTTTTTTCATAATTCTTCTTGCAGTATTTCTACCAGCTCTATTTTTTTTTTGTTTTGTTTTAGAGTGGTAGTTTTTATATTCTGATTTATAATTTCTCATTACTAACTAAACATCCCCATTTGTTTCATTGTTAATAAACTAGAACCAGCTTGTGAAAGATAACCAATAGCTTGTTGTCTACCTTGCATCCTTGCTATTGATCCAGACATTCTAGCAAAATTAGCTTCTTCTAATTTTTTAGCTTCAGCAACTTTACCATTGTATTCTATAACATCTCTTTGAAGTTCAGCTTGTTCAGCATTAGATTGTAAAATATTTAATGCAGTACCAGATATTTCTACACCACTTTTTAATATAGCAACTTTTGTAGTAGATTGAAACTTCTCAAAACTTTGATTAAATTTTGCAATATTAAATTCTGTTAATTTAGCTTGAGCTTCTGCTTCTTGTTTTGCAATAACAGCATTTCTGTTAGCAACGCTTTGATTAAATTTTCCAATATCACTCGCTTGTTTAGCAGCAACTAAACTTAAAGCTGGTCCAACAAAAGGTAAAGCTGCTCCCATTAGAATATCCTCGCATACATATATTGGTCTGAGCCATCAAATCCCCATTTTCTCATCAGACCTTCTTTTTCTAAACCTAACCACTCTGCAAATCTTTGACCTTCTTTAAAATCTTTTCTAATTGCAGATTGAACTCTAGTAATATTATTTTCTCTTGCAACTCTTGCAAAATCTTTTTTAATTGCTTTAGCAACACTTAGTGGATGTTTCCACATCTCGCTTGTTGCAATTACCCAACCTTCAGCAACTTGACCCCAAATTATTTTCATTCCTGCAGCAAAGATAGGTTCATGATTAACGATACCAGTAAATGCTAAATGATCTTGTTCTAAGTTTCTAGCATCACCATCAACATTAATATAATGTCTATCTGCTTCTAATACTTTATGGTTCATTTGTTGAGATAAAATAAATTGTCCATGTTGTGCAGTATAAGGCACTATATTTAGTATATTATCCATCATTTGTTACTAACCTTGGGTATAACGATAAAATTGTAAAAGGTAAAGGTTGTGTTTGTCTAACAAAAATAAACCCATCTGTCTCGTAATTTCCTCTAAATTCTACTTCTTTATCTCCTGTAAATGGTGGTATACCTTCATCCATTAAGTTTGCAGAAGTTCTGAAAGGTATTCTTTCCATATCATCTAAATTTGGTCCAACCTCTATACCTATAGTTTCAAACATTCTAACTGTAATATCATATATTCTTTTAGTTTTACCTTGTGATGTACCATCTTGTGAACCAGCATCTAATCTCATTGTCTGTAGTAAAGATGTGAAAGCTAAACCTACTTTAACATTTTTTGCTGAACGATCTAAAGTTATAGCACCAGAGCTTACAGTTTTATTGGGATGGGTTGCACCATCTGCTAATATTGAAACAACTTGTCCTTCAAGGTGTGATAATCCAGAAATATTTGTAACAGCACTACCACTATAACTTAATGCACTATCTAAAAAATTAAACGATGTATTATCTGTTTCATCAAAGTCAAGCTCATTTAAATATTCAACATATCTTTTAGTTGTACCATTAATTGTTCTTTTTATAATTACATAAGTTTGATATTCTTTATCATCTGTAGGAATAACAGCTACACTTTCTGCTACTGCTTTACCTTCGCTTGTTGATGTTAATCTTGTTTTGTCAAAACTTTTAATTGTTAAAAATCCTGTTGCTTCGTGTGCTGTTTCAGTAATTGTAACTATTGCACTTGATACTGTTGCAGTAAAATTAGCGTGAGCATTTATTGCATTTTTTAAATTAGTTGCGGTAGTATTATTATTAGTTTCAGTTTTAAATTCATTTGTTCCAGCAGTTCCTGTGGTAGAATTAAATTCTACAGTTGTACCATCTGATTTTGTTAAAATAATTTTAGTTTTGTTTACAATGTTTGCATAATCGGAAACTGTAATTGTTGCTATACCAAATCTTCCACCAAAAATATGTCTATGCCAAGCAGTTACTTGTTGCTCTCTTTGATAAGTTAATCCTGCTAACTCACCATCTTCTCTTGTTGCGTAAACTATTTGATTTGGTTCTTGTTGATATGCTACTTGAGTTAACCCACCTTCAGTAATATGTTCTGCAAGAATTGTCATGTCTGGAGCTACATAACCATCAACGTCAAAGTTGTAAGCTAGTTCTCTAATTTTTCTTCTAGCTCTTTGTAAAAATAATGTAGCGTTACCTACAGCTATAGCATCTATATTAGCTGCACCATGGTTAGATTGTTTTTTAATTAATATGTTTGTTGGAGTAATAGCACTATCAGATCCACCACCACTAACCACAAACTCACCACCTGCAGTACCAATAATTAAAGTTCTTGTTGCTGTCATAAAACGAATAGCATTAACTTGGTTAGATGCGATTGTATAAATAATAGCATCATCGTCTGCAATCGTTCCACCTATATTTGCATCCATGTTTTCATAATCACCAGACTTTGAAAAATAAACTGTTTGTGGATTATTTAATGTTGCAGCAAAAGCTAATCTTTGTTCAAAAAAGGTTACGCAAGAAGGATGACCTGTGGTATCTGAAAACGCACCTAAAGACCAATCAACAGATGAACTAGCTGATCCTGTATCTACTAATATTTCAACAGTTACATGTTGATTATCTGTAAATGCTGTTATTTTTGCATGTCCATCTCTAAATCTAATTAATCTTCCAACATCTGTTGAAGTAAATATATCAGAACTAGAAGTAAAAGTTCTACCAGTTCCTACTGTATGTGCAGAAGATGTAATTGTTGTAGTTGATATGTTTGTATCTAAATATGGACCATTAGTAAAATTAACATCTGTTAAACTCCATGATGTATGACCTGTTCTTGATAATTTTTCTACTTCATGATTTGGATGACAGATATACATAATGTCTGCTGATTGTGCAAATTTCAAATCAAATAGTTCTGCTTCTAAGTATGGTGTAGATATTTCATAAGCTGAACCACCAGATAATATTTGACCATTGTCTTTATAAAATCTTATATATTGATTACCAAACTCTAGCATATAAGTTTGTGTGGTAGAAAATTCAAAAGGAATTAATCTTGTTTTCTTTGTGCTATCTTTTACTTCAGCAACAAAGTTTGTACCTGGTCTACGAGCTGCACTACCATGAGGATATATAACTAAATTTTCTAATGTTGCACAACCAGATGAATATTTTGCTAAATCGTTTCTACCATCTAATCTTGGAGATAGTTCACCACCTGTAAAATTTGTTAATTGAGCTGCAACTCTAGCCATGTATTAGTACCTTGAGTTAATAAAGCTACCTGCGTCTATTGCATCTGTCATTCCTAGATCTTGATCTATATTTTGACCTTCAGTTGAATCTACAAATCTAGCATCTCTTAATTTATCTTGAAACAGTTGATACATATTTTGAGCTGTTTGATTATTAGAAGTAACTGCAAAAGCAATATCAGCACCAAGTGATGCAGATAATGTTTCTCTTAATAATTCATCATACTCATTGGGATCAATAATTCTAGCAACATATAATATTTTCATACTAGATGTATTAGATAATATTTTTCTACCTTCTACTTTGTAATTAGATTCATAATCTAATATTCTAAGTAGTCTTAAACAATCTGATGGTAATGTAAAAGAAGTTTTAAAACCCCAAGCAGGAGCTGTAGTATCTGCTGCTAGTTCAACTCTTTTCTGTAAGCAGTTCCAAGGATGTGATCTAAATACACCATCTCTTACTTGAGTATATCTTTGGTTACAAAGTCTAGCGTTTTTTGAATCTTCTGTAAGTGAAAGTATAGTTGTAGCACCTAATTGATTTAATGCTCCATTACAAATGTCTACTACTGATGCCATACTATTTCCTTATAATATACTTTCGCCTTATCTGTCTATCTTTTTCTAAAGCAAAAATTTCTTTTTCTGTTCTCTCTTCTTTAGTGTCAAAGCCATAATGATACTTGGTATCATGTTTAAACCTATCTACTAACACATATCTGTATACATAATTATCTTTTTTAAAATGTAATACAGGTTTTAAATCTTGAATCTTTTTCATAAAAAGATGGGGGATTACTCCCCCACCTAATATTTAGTAATTAATCTACAACGTACATCATAGTTAATTGAATAGTACCAGTACCTGCAGCACCACCCATAGTTACTGAAACAGGAAGTCCATCCTTATCAGCATCTACAAGTGAGTTTTCACCTAATGCAATAGTATTTGCAACATTAACTGCAGTTGCAGAAGTAGAAGCAGCAGCAGCTTTATAAGCAGCAGCGGCAGCACTTACAGCAGTACCAGCAGCATTGTTGTAAGCAGCGTGACCAACTGACAAAGTAGTTGAACTACCTAATGCATCATGTGCTAATCTACCAGAAACAATTCTTGCTCCATTTGGTAAATTAAACATTTGAATCACATCACCAGATGCTAGAGAAGATGCTTCAAATTCTGCATGAGCAACTCTTACTCTACCACTTAGTTCAGTAGTGTCTATCTTTTCGGAAGGTACGTTCTGATCCCATTTAGTCTTTTGTATTGAAAAAACTGTAGCCATATTAATATCCTCCTATTACGCTTCTTGACATACTATACCTAGAACTTTAGCTTCTTCCATTCTAGTAGCACCGATTGATTGGCAGTAGTATACTTGAGTAGCGTAAGATTTGTCTGCTCTTTCGTCTATTCTAGCATTTACGTCTTTACCAATCGCAAGAGTGATTCCATCCTGTGCGAAAGCTATGCAAGTTCTGTCATTACCAGATTTTGCAAGTCTGTTTGATACAGTAAATTTAAACCCAAGGAACGAGTCGATTTCACCCTGTACTAATGCTTTTACAGTATTAAAATCTGAACTTGTTACTTCAGTAGTTGATAAAAGGTTTGTGATTTGCTCTGGTCCCACAACGATGTGTCTTGGGATTGAAGGATCAACACTTGCTAGATCAAAAGTCTGCTTAGCAGTTCTTAACTTAGCGATTGTTAAACCAGCTCCACCAGCAGCGATTGCTGTTTGAGCCGCAGTTGAAGTTGAACCAGTTTCACCTGTGAAGGCAGTACCAGTTGCAGCTGCAATAATCACATCATCCATTGCTCTACCCATTGCCATAGCAGCAGCTTGAGCATAAGATGAAGTAGGATCAATTAAGAGTCTTACTTTGTCTTGTTGATCAATAAGATCAGCAAATTCATAATCCGCAAGAGATACTCTACGTCTAGCGTGAGGTGTATCTATTTGAGGAGTGTCTGAATGTCTGCTAGTTTTTAAAACAGCAGTTACTGAGCCAACTTGATCGAAGAAAGCATTTTTACCTGTAACACTTTCAACTCTGACTTTGTCTCTTAATAACGATCCCATTTGTTGAGATAGCATTTGTATGTTAGCAGAATACTGCTGTACAAAAGCTGTAGTTATTTGTGATGACATATTTGTCTCTCCATATTATTATTGATTTAAAATAATCAGAAAGGTTCTCCACCAATAGGTAGGCATCTCTTGCATTTAAAGTCTGTTAGACTAGAGTCTATCCTTCTTGTCTGTAAGGTTCTTTCGAATTGTCTTACTATTAATCCACTTATAATAAATGTCTGCGGTTGGCAAGGGATTATTTTTCTGTTGTTCAGAACCTGCTTCCTTTATCAACCGCAATATTTCTAAGCGAATTTCTTTATCATTAAGATGATTATTATCACTTGGCATTTAACATCTCTCTTAAAGTATAAACTTGTTGTACTACTTTATCATGATCTGGATGCATCCTGTTCCAATATGGACCATTCTTATCATTAGATAATGCAGCAATTTCAGATTCAATATCTTTAGTAGTATTTACATTTTCACTTTCAGTACCAAGAATTTTATCTTCTGACATCATATTTGCTATCTTTGCAAAACCTTTTATTATTTCTGGATGATCACCTATTCTTGTTCCATCTTGTAATTGCATATCTAAAACTTCTGGATTGATATTAGCTTTTGCTAATGCACCAGCTTGTTTTACTTTACCTTCAAAATCTCTACCCCATTCTTGTCTTAACTGTTGCTCAGCTTGAGCTTGTGCAGTTTCAGTATCAATCTTTGATTGTTGTGCAGAACCTTCCATATTATTTTTATAGAACTCTAATATACCTTGAGCTTGTTTGTTGTTTAATCCAAGTTTATGAGATTGTTCTGCAAAAGATTTAATTGCATTTTCATCTAAATTTACAACTTCTGAATTTACATCTAAAGAATATTTATCAGCAGATTCTGGTCTACCAAGTTTTTCATAAACTTCATTCCATTGATCTTCAGTAGAATTATTATTTGGTATAACAACTTTATCTTGACCAATCATTTTAGTTGCGTTGATATAACTTTTTGCTAACGCATCTATCTCAGTAAATTTTTCTATATTAGGATCAGCTCTGTACTCTTCACTAATAGAATCTTTCCAAGAGGTTTGTGGTGCAGGAGTATCTGCTTTTGCAACTGGAGTTGGTGTTGCTGTTGGTTGTACTGTTTCTGTAGTCGTTGTTTCTACAGGCACAGTTTCCTGTGTTATCTGTTCATTTGACATTTTATTTACCTTTATCTTTTCGTAGCATTGATTTAATAAATAGAAGAACACTACGCTGTCCTTCCATGTATGCACTCTCATGGCTATCACCTTTTACATTAGTGGTAGAATGATAATGACATCTTTTTTCAAGATCGACTAAGACCTCTTTGCCTTCGTCTGTATTGAATATATATTCGTAATTTTTTCTTAACCCTTCTATAAGTTTTTCTAACTGTTTATTTGATTCCATATTATTCCACTTCAGCGTTTGCTACAGCTCTTGCTTCTTCTGGCAATGCTTTTGCTAGTGGTGCTACATCTCCTGCGGCTTGTGCAACTTGTTGCATCTGTGCCATTTGTTGTTGTTGTTCTGCAGCTTGTGCTGCTTCTTGTCTTTGAGCATTAACTTCGTTTTGTGATTTTAATAATTTCTGTGGCATACCAACTATGTCTGCCAAGTGTTTAACTAAATTATCAAAGTTAACATAATCAAATACTGGTGCTACGTTTGCAAGTGATCCTAATATTTCTATTGCTCTCATAATAGATTGTAGCTCTGAAGATTTTTGTGCTTTAGCAAGTGGAGATACATATTCTATTTCTATATCTCTACCAGATAAAAATTCTGGTGCTGGTGAAAACATATTGTTTCTAAGTAATATATTAAACACTCTATCAATTAATGGTTTTAATAATTCTGATTGTAGTCTACCAAGAACTGGACCAAGTAATCTCATCTTCTCTTCATTACGTTGGATAACTTCTGTTGCTGTCATTTGTGGACCTTGTTGCATCATTAATTGATTAACATAGAACACAGCTCTGATTGCATCTCTTCTTTGCTGTTCCATGTTTAAACCTAGTGGATTGTTTGCACCAATATTTAATGGTTCAATTCTATCTCTAGTACCACTTCTATAAAAATTTAATCCACCTGGTACAGTTCTTACAGGAAGTAAAAAACCATCGTCTGGAACTAATAGTGGTGGGTCTACTTGTTTCTGTGCAGCTTTAATTGTAGTCTTTGACATTTCGTTTAACATCTTAACGTCTGGCAAAGCTGTCATTGCAGGTGATCTACCATAGATTTCGTTTGATGCTTTTAAGTATCTTGGTACTACAAAAGGAAACTCTTTGAATCCAGATATAGATAATTCATTTCCATTTTTATATTCTAAATAAACAGATTCAAATGGCATATTTTCTTTATCTTTTTTCTTAGGATTAAAATCTTCTCTTGGATAAACTGCGTGTAATATTTCTACTTCTTGATAAGGATCTTTTCTAGAGATACCTTGTATATCTGTTGAAACATTGTCGCCAAATTTTTGTAACGCAGCTCTAGCAGATATTTTAAATTTTCTATAAATAGTATCTATTCTACCTTTGTCATTTTCTGCAATAAATACTTCGTTGATATGTCTTGTTGAAAATTTAATTATATCATCTTGATCTTCTTCAATAAACATTGAAGCAGTTCCAAAAGTAATTAGATCATGATACAATTCAAATATTTCTTGTTGAAAGTTTGATCTGTTAAATGCTGTATACATTGCGTCTGTTGCAGACTCTAACCAAATTTTTGCTTCTTCTTCGTTATCAATATCTTCTTCTTTAAATCTTAAATTAAACCAAGGTGTTGATGGATTTGTCAACATACCATGTAGGGATGCTGCTAATAATTCTACTGCTTGTATTGGTGATGAATCAAAAATTAATTCATTTCTTTTATCACCTCTTGCTCTACTTTTGGTTACATCTGCTTTTCTTGGTTGCATATAATCTGCAACCTCTTGCCAATGAGTTTCCCAGTTTTGTCTTTGACTTTCAAGTTTATCAAATCTTGATAATAAACTTTTACTTAAATCTGTTCTTGCCATTATGATCCTAATAAACTTCTCTTACCTAATGTCAATTTATTATCTTTTACACCTTGAGCAGAAGTTAGTGTCATCATTGATCTGCCTCTTGCTTTTGTTTTTTTATTTCTAGTATAAATATCATCTTCTTTTTTTGGTTCTTCAACTGTAGTTGTATCTGTTGCAGAACTTTGATCTACTTCAACTGTTGTAGGTGATGTATCTACTTTTGGAACTTCTACTTTTGGTATAAGTGTATTATTATTCCCACCATCATTATCTCCTGTTTCTCTTGTACCACCTTGACCTATAGTATAATTAGACATACTATCTGTTCCTAAACCTACTTCTACATTAGCTTGTTTTTTTGCTTTAGATTTTTTTACAGATTTACTAATAGCATCAGCAACTAACATAACAGGTGTTTTAAAATTTTTTAAACTTTCTTTAAAGTTTTCTTTTCTTCTAACTTTTGCTGGTCTTATCATATCTGGTACTCCAGATCCTCCGCCACCTGTACTTGCTCCACCCATAATTATTCTCCTAATGTTAGTGATGAAGTTGTTTCTGATTTTGTTTCAGTTACTCTTTCATTTAATTGTGGTTTAACAATTTCATTTTCAAAAGTTTTATCTTCAGCTAATACTAAAACTTCTTCTTTAGCTTTTGGTTTTGGTTTTCTTTTAAAAATTTTTTTAATTTTATCTAACATATTATTTACCTAATAAAGTTTCTAGTTTAGAATCTTCATCTTCTTGTATGCCAAGTGGTGAAGTAAGAATAGTAGATTTTCTACCTCTTCTTTTTCTTTCAACCGCCGCTTGTTCTTTTGCTATATCCTCTTTTTCTTCTGGCGTAACTTCTGCTGGAGGTGGTTCTGGTGCAGGTGCAACAGGAGGTAGTGGTGGTGGTTTTGGTGAAAATATTGATCCCATAATTATATATTCCTTATTAAATAATTCTATAACTATTATCTGCTACACTTTGTGGAGCCGATTGTCTAGTATTAATTTCTTGTAGTCCAACAGCTAGATACCTCATAGCATCACAAGCGTGTGAACTCCAATCATGTACAGGTTTCGATCTAAACATTCTATTTTTGTCGATGTACTTCCTATGGTAATGTCTTAACGCATCTATTAACTTTTTGCAATGGTCTGTATCAATCCAACATCTCGGCAAAGTCATTGAGGTTGCGTGTATACCATCTTCTAATGGAATTTTTGGAACTACCTTAAACCTAATTCCTAATTGGTAGGCGACCTCTCTTCTGGTTTTGCCATTACCAAAGTCTGTAACTTCAATGTCGTGTGGAGCAAAGTGATCTTTGTAAACATAATCTTTGTCTTTAACAAGCTGAACATAGTAAGGTAAACCTTGACCTCTCTCTTCATGATAATCTATTATGCTTATTGATCTTCCTAACTGTTGATAGAATATTATACTACTGTGGTCGGAGACACCTAGATCCCAAGCTGTTGATACTGGTAGAGCAGGATCGTAGGGAACTCTTGTAAGCTGCTTATCATCATCTAGTTTTGTAATGATGTCTCCATATACTGCACCTTCAATATTTGCTATCCAATCACACTCAAACTCTTGCTGATACTTTTTTTCACCCATTACCTCTTTTGCCTTGACCAACTCTTCTTCATCAACAATTTTTGTTTGACTAGCTTTTGCCTTGTAGTTGAACCAATCATCAGCACCTTGTGCATGTTGGTATAATTCATAAAAGTTATTGTTCATCCCCATCGGAGTTCCAATAAACACACAATAGCCTTTACGATCAGATAATGCTGGTCTAATTATTTCTGGGAATAGCTTACTGTTTACATTTGCGTACTCATCAATCACACATCCATCTAGATATATACCTCTTAATCCATCTGGAGACTCTGAGCCTAGCAAGGTGATACGAGAGCCATTAGGTAAATCTACACGCAGCTCTGTCTCGTTAAACTTGGTGTGGGGTATCTTGGCGGTAAACTGTTTCATGTAATCCCATGCAATACTTTTTGCTTGTTTGAAGGTGGGTGCAATGTAGGCATATCTAGGGTTTTTCTGTTTGGACAGTAATGCTGACCTAATTAGATGGTTAATCATACATACTGTTTTGCCAAACCTTCTATGGCAAACTAATACATTCCATCTGTATTTATCTATTTGTTTATGTAAGTAAGCCTGGTGCTTTCTAGGTGTATAGGGTATTTTAATATCCATAACTAATGAACTAATTTGCTGTAATTTTCTTCTCCAAAAGGTGTGTATTCAAATCCTAGTCTCATCATAATGTAAGATGTAAATAGTTGTGCAGAGTCATGATTAGGCATACCAAAGAATTTAATTACAACATTGTTGGTTTCTTCTTCAATAAAGCAAACACAATCTAGATCTTCTGATGAAAAATAGTTCATATACCACATATAGTTTATTTTGTGTAGAATGAAAACAAAAGAAGTCTGTGTGTATAAAGGTGTCCTCGAGTCCCATGTATATATATATAATAAACGTGTAGCGTTCTGTGAGGTATACCCCCTAAGCAAATCTAAAAAAGTAGATCCTAGTCTGTAAAAATATACAATAAAGTGTTTCAATAATAAAAGATTATTAGTAATGATTAATAAAAATTCTTTTTAATGGTCCTTGTACATTAGAATAATTCTAAACCGAAGTAATACGAGAACAGGAAAAAATTTTCTATAAATTAGGATAGCAACATTTCAACATAACTTCTTTCAATCTTCAACTTTAATCTTCTTTAATCTTTTAAAACTTCCCTTTCCTTTTTTACTTTGTTTAATTTTGTTTCTGTATTTTCTTTTGAATAGCTCTTTCATCATTAAATTTTTAAATTTTATCATATAAATTTGTTCTACAAATGTATTGGTTTTGTGATCGAAATGCAACACTTGTTGCCTGTTTGCAACACTTACGATAACTTATAATAATTCTAAACTATATGCGTCAATCTGTCTTATATATTTTATATAATTAATAAATATACAATTAGGTTATGTACAAAAAGAAAGGAAACAATATGACAATTAAATTATACAAAGAAATACAATTCAGTGATGGTTATATTTTCTATGAACAAAAAAATGGAAGATACACCGACACAAAAAAAGAAGAAGATTGTGATTTATCTTTTAACTCATGGAAAGATATTCAAGATGCTTTAGACAATGACGATTTAGAAATATCTATTTGTAAATTATATAAAAAATAAGAAAGGAAACAATATGAGTGATGTATTAAACAAAGAAGAAATAAAAAAACTTAATCAATTAGGAAAGAGTATTAGATTATCATTAGATTTAAAAAAAACAGATTTAAATGGTATCGGTATTCCATCAAGGTCTAATAGATTTGCTTTAATTGAAGACATGATTGAATACTTAAAAATTCATGATTATCAAATTACAAATAAATAAAAAGGAAACAACAAATGACAAATACAAAAGTAAAATGGCATAATGAAGATTATGATCTAGGTTGCGATATTTCAAAACTTAAAGAATTAGGTTTTAGTAATTCAAGTTATCACAACGACCTTGCACCATCATACATGAACAAAAAAGAGAATATACAAATATTCTTTTTAGATCCTAATCATAGCGATATTATCAATGAAGGTATTGATTATAAATTTTCAGTTATGAAATTAAATGAATATAGTGAATATGACAGAACAATAGGAACAACTAATTCATTTGATAAGATGGTTGAAATGGTTAAATCACATGAATAAAAAACTAATGAAATCAACAAAAACCAATAAACTTGACATTAATAAATTATACAATTAAGATAATAGAAAAAACGAAAGGAAACAAAAACAATGATTAAATATATAGCACACTCTAAAAAATGGAGAGACAAAGTAAATGGAAATACTTATTTCTCTGTTCAAGTTACTGACTTAAAAAATAATGATACTATAAAAATTCCATTTCAATATGGTTATGGAGATCATTTTAAATCTGTAACATTAAATCAATTATGTAGAAAAGATAATACTTCAAAGTTTAGTCTTTATCATGATTTTATTAAATGGATAGATGAACAAGATTGTAAAAAAAGAGATGTTGTAAAATGGGGGATAAATAATGAAAGCTAAAGACTACAAATCAATCACAGAAGTATTAGACAAAAAATACAACAAAGGAATAGTAAATAAAAAAGATATAATAAATTTCTATTTATTCATGGATCTTGAAGATTGTATGAATAGAATTAAACAAAAAAGAAAGGACCAATAATGACAAGTATAAATTTTTATTGTTGTGTATTAATTTTATTTTTGATGATAGTATCTTTAATAACAATATAGAAAGCGAGGTATAATGATAATATTAGGCAAAACACCTAAAGAATGGCGTAAGGAAATAGGCTCAAAGAGTCTATATTATAAAGCTGAAATAGTAATATTTCTTATTGGTTTTATTTTAGGATCAGTAATATTTTAATAAAAAAAAGAAAGGAAAAATAAAATGGATTACGAAACTATATGGGAAAGCGAAATAAACATAGAGGAAAATAATTTACCTTGTGTTATTGTAGAAAAAGATAATACCTATAAGGGTAAAAATAAATACATGGTTTATGAGTATGATAATGGAACTCATCATTGCTATAGTGGAGAAGAAAGTAAAGAAAAAGCAATAGATGTTGCTATGGATAGAGAAATAAACTTTAAAAATGAATAAACAACTACAACAACAGAATTTTCATGAGGTTGAAGTAACAAGCGGATTTATAATGAAACTTATAAAGCTAACTCAAGAAAATATAAGACTAGGAAAACAAACAATAAACGAGAAAGGAAACAATGTACATAATAGACTATCCAAACCAAAAAATTAAAAAGTTTTCTAATCAAGAATTGGAAAGTTTTTTAAATAAAATTATAAAAAAAAGATGGATCTTTGTTAAAGACAAAGTCAAAGCAAAGAAGTTTTTAAGACAAATAATTAAGAATTAATCTTTACTCTCAGTAGTTGTCGGAGTTATATCTTCGGCAGCTACATCAATCAAATCTTCTTGATTGTCCTCCCATGATATGCGTATCGAACTGTCACTTTTGACATTTAGATTTTGTTTTTCCTGGAACAAAGAAGATATTCTTGGAGCTAACCATTTCAAATAGTTTTGTTTCTCCCTCAAAAATAATAATTCCTCATTAGACATTTCAGTTACATCAGACGAGAAGATTGCTAACATTTTCTCAACCAATGTTTTTATGCCTATCTCTTGAGCTTGGTTAAACTTCTCTTTAAACTTTGGATTTTGATCTAAGAACTTGTAAAAAGACATCAAGTTGATCTTTAAGGTGTCTTTGACTACGATATGGGGTATTCCGCCATCGTAAATAGTGGCGAGTATAGTATTTTGTTCTGTATCTGTTAGATTGAGAGGCAAGTTGTTCTTGGTCTTGGATATATCTTTTGATTTCTTCATCTGTTTTATCTTTAAAGTTTTTTAAGTTTTTTAATAGTTTTATTTTGTTTTGTATAGTTACATTTTTATTGTTGTATAAACCTTTGTATTTTCTGGTCTTAGAATCTGTAGATTGAGATCCCCCATGAAATCTACAAAGCATACGTTTTGAAGTAGGGGTAAAATATCCTTTTGCACGACAACGCTTACCGCTTTGCTTGGATATACCCTCACATCTTATCTTTATCTTTGGCATTACCTTTATAATCTAAATTATTTCTTTTGTTATATGCAACCTTCTCTCTGTATCTTGGATTACTATTCTTACTAATAGATTTTAGAGCTTGTAAGATTTTTTGAGGGGGAACGTATGTCTTTTTCTCATTGGCAGCTAATTCCTGTTTTCTCTGAATGGCTAACTTAATATAATAAGGATTGTTCTTATCCATTTGTAAGTCAACCAGGGGGAGCTTCGCTAAATTGTCAATTATTAATTGTTGATTACCTTTATAGTCTCTAATCACATCCTCAATAGGCTTATTGGTTATTGTATCTATTGTTTCTACTAATGTCTTTACATTTGAAACATTGGATGTTTCATTTTTATACATTGATGTTTCATTTTTATACATACCCTTCTCAAACTTAACAAACTTAGGGTTAATTTGATAGGTCTTACCAGACCTACCTTTTATAGTAGAGATCACATTTAATTTCGTAAGAGTTTGTAATGTTCTGTGAATTGTGGTCCTAGATAACTTGGTATCTTTTTGAATTGTAGAGTGCCTTAATCCTGCTCTATAATCGTTAGATTTCCAACAATATTTCATTAAAGATAGATAAACAGACAGACAATTAGCCTTTTTAGACCCCCCAACCTTATCTAAATGGTGATAAAGTATGTATGTAAGCTGTAAAAATCCTCTAGTCTTTAGCATTACATAATTTTCTATGGTTTTCTTGGAGGTCTAGCAAGATAGATAGCCATTGGTTCTCGTTCATAACCTCAAACTCTGTCTGAGAGGTCGTAATTCTCTTGATGCGAAAGGTAAGGCTAGTCTGGGTCAATTTTTTATAAAATACTAAAAAGAGAGGTATATTTAGGCGACTAGCGACTATGTTTGCAAGGGTGGTAGCCTTCCATTTCTGTCCCTTGTCGAAGCAGGTTTCTAGAATGGCAAGTGGTTCATAACATTTAGGACAACACTCAATAGAATCTATATCAATCATGGCAATACCATCGTATTTTCTATGCCAATCGTTATATACACCATTGGAAAATGCAAAAGTCCATCGTGCCATTATTTTTTATCTTTCAATAGTTTTATTTCGTAATCTTTAAATTCTATTTCTTTCTCTAAAGCTAAGATTATATCTGCTTGTTTTTTTATATACTTCTTTGCTCGTTTTAATTCTTGCTTACAATCAATTTCATCAAAGATACCCTCGTATGTCATTCTGGTAAATCCACATGGTGATCTTTAATGTTATCATATTCTCTTGGTGATAATTCTGGATTACATTTTTCACAGAAAGCAAGTATTAAACTTCTCATTTCAGAGTTGCTCAACAGATCAAAACCTGCCATCTCAAAGACTAAATTATACTCTTCTGGAGTAAAATCAATCTCCTCTAAATCATTTAGTTTTTCTTTTATCTTTTCATATTTTTTCATACTAAACTCCACACATACCCTCATCACATAAATGGCTAAACATATCTAATTGCTTATCATCTTCAGCTTTATTAAACTGTACTTCACTCAAAGGTTTACAAGACCTATGAACAAATATCTCTTCATCTTTTTTTCTTGTAATACTTCTAACTTTTGAATCAAAATCAACAGCTATTGCAAACTCTTTTGGTCTTTCTGTTTTCATAAAATACCAGTAAGCATCATTATGAAATGGACATACAATACACGCTGACTTTTCTGGCATAGGTACATTTTGTTTTTTTAAATAGTTAATACAATCTTGCCTTGACATATTCATTTCAATCAATGGATGTTTGTTTAAAATATATTTATCTCTTGCAGGTTTCATTCTTTGTACTTCATCAGTAGATATACCAATCCATTGCTCAACATACTTATCTTTAGGAAAGTGTTTACCTTTTTTAACACCACAAAGTTCTCTTATTTTTTTTCTTATTTCTTGTATTTTATACACATTCGTGCATTGACGCATGACCATACCTTTCTTACCAGTTATTTTATTTTGTGTAAAATATGGTGCATCAACAAAGTTAGTTGTATCTTTTGCAGCTAACATATCTTTCATAATATCTCCTTTTGAAACTACATAAACAGGATAAGGTAAAATTGATTTTAAATATTTTAAATATTTATTAACTGCTTCTGGTTCATTTTTTGTGTCTGCAAAGATTGCTGCCTGTGGCATGGGTAAATCTCCTTTAGCTGCCATGATTGCCATCGTGGAGCTTTGTACTCCTGCACCTAAACTTATTACTGTTAATATTTTTTCTCTATCTTCCATCATTTTAAAACCTCAATTTTTTTAACTACTGATCTTGGATATACTGTAGTGTTGCCAACTGTTAATGTTCCATCATCATCAAAGCTATGCGATGCAAATATGATAAGTTTTTTCTGGTCCTTATATAATAAATAACCTGTATCTTCACACCAAGAATAGATTTGATCTTTTGCTTTTTCTAAACTGGTCCATTCAGAATTACTGACGATGTCGACCCAATATATTCTAACTCTTTTGTATGGAAACTTATTTGCCTTCTTCATAATCCCACCATGCTTCATACAAGTCTTGCAAAGTAACTTTACCTTTAGTTACTTCTAAAATTTTTTTAACCATGTTTGGTTTAGGAAATCTTTTTTCCTTAGACTCTAAACACCATCTTTGTACGTTTGTCGCTGGGTTTATTCCTGTTAAGTTTAATCTTCTACCTAATTCGTAATGAGATATTTTTTCTTTTTTTCTATACTCGCTGAGCTTCATATTTCTCCTTTGTTTTTTATCCTTTTAGGTTGTATATATAGCATATAAACAGTTTGACAAGAAGTTTGTTTCTGCTATTGTAAATAAAAAACGAAAGGAAATATGAATAAAAAACAATACATCAAAGAAGAAAACATAAAACAAAAATTATTAAAACCTATCTACAATGGTTGTAATGATGAATTTTATTTATTATGGAAAAACAAACATGATAAATACAGCGAAAAATGTTTTTGGATAAGACAAAATAATTAAAAAGAAAGGAAATATGATTATAAGAGAACAATTAAAAAAACACTTCATTAATTTCAATGGTGGCGAAGGGTTAGACCATTGGTCGCCAAGCAGCTCACAAAACTTTACAAGATTAATTTGTAATTATTCTTTACCGCAAAAGTTAAGAAGAACTTTTAAGATAAGATACAAAGCACCATTTGGAAACTTAGTCAACAACACAGCTCAAAGATTAACCTGTGAAGTTTTATATAAAAAAGACAAGAAGATTACATTAGAGAACAAAAATTATGACGATATATTTCAACAAGAGTTAGATGAAATAGATAAAGATAGTCCACCAGTAGATGACAAGGATAAACTTGCAAGAGAGATGATGATTAGTTTTGCACATCCTACAATCGAGAACATGAAAAAATGTGTTAAAGAAATATTTGGTGATGCAAAATTAGTTGCTGAAAGATATGTGTCTAGCAAAAGCAAAGACATGATCCATGATATTATTGGTCGTATAGATTATGAAAGCAATGACATCATAGGAGAAGCTAAAACTAAACCATCTACAATCAAAAAGAAAAGAGGTAAGGATGAATACTACATGGCAACAACGCAGCTACCTCTCGATCCAGACCCAATGCACATTTCTCAAGTTGCGTTCTATTATCATTGCACACAAAAGAAACCTTTTTTGTTTTATGTAAATGAAAATGAATATAGAATATTTGATGACACGCATGATATGTTAAGACAAGATTATTTAAAAGAACAATACAATCTTATGACCCAAAGGTTAAAGTCATGGGAAGAGTTAATTGTTTTCTGTGAAGGTAACTTAGAGAAGTTAGCACACTTTGCAGAACCACCAGAATTAAATCATCCTTTTTATTATAGGGATTTAATAGACGATCAAAAAAAACAAATCAAAAAACTATGGGGGTTAGACGCATGAAACTAAACATATATCAAAAATTACATAAAGCTGCTTGTGAAGCAGGAGGTGTAGCAAAAGGAAAGAAAGTTCCTGGTATGCACTTCAATCCTTTACAACATGATGAGGTGCAGAGGGTGGCAATGGAGTCATTACTAAACAATGGATTATATCCTATCTGTACTTACACTAACTATGTTAAAGAAACTTTTATCATGGTTACTTGTTCAATGAGAATACATGACATCGAAGATCCTACAAGTCATGTAGATATTGAAGGATGTTCTGCAATGGGAAACTTAGATAAGTTTGGTACTGGTAATGGTATGTCTTATGCTAAGAAGTATGCTTTCTTAAATGCACTTAATTTAAAAACAGGTTTAGATAATGAGGATGGCTACAAAGCAAAACCTTTTGAACAACCTAAACCTACCAATAAAATTCCACAACAAAAACCAAGTGGTACAGCTCATGCCAATGTCGATATGGACATTGATATGAATCAAGTAAGAGATGCCATAAAATCTATTAATGATATTTATGCTCTTAGGAAATTTAGAAAAGAAAATCCTAGCTTATTTGATCCTAATAATAATGTTCGTGTGTACAGACAAGTTACAGATTTGTATGATACACATGAAACACAACTAAACCAACAAGGAGTTACACAATGAGTGATAAGATATATATAAAACTTACACATAACCAAGACAAACAAGCAGGAGACAACAGACCAAGTTTTGTTGCACCGATAAATCCAAAATCACCAGAGGGTAAAACCTGGCGAATAGGTGTTAAGATTGGAGAGAATTGGTACAACCAAGCAGGATTTGATGATCTTGACGAACAAGGTAATCCCACAGGCATTATCAATGTAGTCTTGACACCATCAAATACTGGTCCATCGTCTGCAAAGCCGAGAGGACCGCAGCAATCTTTTGCACCTAATAATAACAGGTTTGCAAAAGGTCAAGGATCAGCATATAATAAAACTAACTACAACTACTAATTTAGAATTGTAGTTCAATGGTGTGGCGAGGTTTTTTTGGGTTAATCATATTAGCATCTTTTCCTTTCTTTGCTAAAGCTCCCTTAATTGTTTTTTCCTTGCCACGCCTTTAAACCTTATGAAGATAACAGACATAGACAAAGAGATTAAAAAAAAAATAGTTAGTGATCGTCAAAAGGATTATGGAGATTACCAATACAATTTTACTATACTTGCTGACCTATTTACTCTAATATTAGCAGATAATTTAAAAAAAAAATTAAGACCATATCAAGTAGGACAAATCATGATGACACTTAAATTGTTTAGAACTACCAAGGGTTATAAGGCAGATAACTACCATGACCTATCTATTTACAATGACATGACATTTAATCTACACAAAAAAGATATAGACAAAAGAGATAAAAATGACTAAGTATTTAAGAATTAAATCTGGCGAAGCTAGTTTCCAACTGGTTGAACGATTTGATGAGGTAAAAAAAGCTGCAGACCCAAACGCACAGGGTGAGTATGTAGAATGTAAGATCGAAAATTTAAAGGTAGATTTTACAAAAGTAAAAAAGGAGAAAGATGAACGAGCTAAAGACTCGTCTGCAAAGGTACAGAGATCTTCAACAGAAGAAACACGATAAGTACCTAGAAGCAAAGCAAAAGGTTAATAAGTATCAAAAAGATTCTTATAGATTGCTTTGGAAGATAGAGCAGACAAAAGAAGAATTAATGAGAGCATAACACTCATTAATTTATATTGATAAAAAAAACAAAAAAAACTGTAGGGGATTTATGACCATAAATGTAAGCACACATTATAATAAACACATAAAAAACTTAGATCAAAATAATTTTATATACAAAGTTAAGAAAGCATTTTACCTTCTTACGAACCAAGAAGAAAGATTATATGAGGTAGGGTTCTCGGAAGGTTTTTTATATGCTGCAAATGTTTTGCAAAAAGAAAAGATACAAGACAGTAATGTAAAAAAGATTATTGGTTATAAGATTTCAAGACCTAGACCATCTGACGTTCAAAGTATTATTAATAAAGTGTGCGTACATTTTGAAGTACATAAAGAAACTCTAATGAATAAAAGTAGAACTACAGATATAGTTCGAGCAAGAAATGTAATTCATAATTTATTGCATGAAAAATATCACATGAACCTAACAGATATAGGTAGATATTTTGGACAGGATCATACCACAGTTTTACATTCTATTGAAATGAAAAAAGATCAAAAAAGATTTTGGTCGCCAGAACAATCTTTATGGCAAGAGTTTGAACAACTTATTATTTAAGTTCTTGCGTAGTTAGGTCTTTTATTTTTTCTAGTTTTTCTTTCAGCTTTCTTTTTTCTTGATACTGCTGCAGCTCTTTGACTTGCAGACATAGATCTTGCTTTAGCAGCAGGTACACACTTAGGATAGTTCTTTCTTTTCTCTCCACCGCTACGACCACACTTAGGAAAGCCACCACCTTTTTTTCTATTGGCGATGTCAACCCAATTAGCTCTAACCCATGATCTTAAACCATTAGACATTACTTTCTTTTTTTTCTAGTACCTTTAGGTTTTATTCTGCCAGAGCATACACCACTTGCATACATATTAGCGTACGCAGATGGGTATACTTTAAACTTACGTTTAGCAGCAGCTTTACCTTTGGCACATAATTTAGCCATATTATTTTCCGACCATCTTTTGTGCTTTCTTATGAGCAGCAGTAAAAGATTTACCAGCTCTCATTTCTTTCTTCATCATAGTCATGTGTTTTTTACTATGATGTACTGAGTGTTTTTTTAGTGTACTCTTTTGTCTATCAGTTAGTTTTTTCATTATCTTTTCTTTTTCTTTTTATTTTTCTTCATCTTTGCTGCAATAATTTTTTTCTTTAATGCAGGTGGTAGATTTTTCTGTTTACCTTTTAACATTAGTACATTCTCCCTTTTGATTTCTTAGCTTTCTTAGCTTTTTTGACTTTCTTTTTTGTCATTGGTTTCTTCATTTTATATCCTGGCATAATTATTCTCCTGTTGTTGTTTCATTTTTACCACACAGTATTTGTCAAAGCAACTACCATCTTTACCATCATGGCAAAAGTATTGTTTCTTATGTGTTACAATCCATCCTCCTGCATCACTCATAAGCATCTTCTTGCACCATACGCAGTAGCCACAGATTAATGATTTTTCAGTTGGTTTCTTCCAAGTTCTATTTTTTTTCACTTTTCTTTTTCTTTTTGCAGCTACAAAATTTAAAAGTTAAAACATCTTCTACCTTTTGAAATTGATCGTCTATCCAACCACAAATTTTTAATATAAATCTATCTAACATTTCCATCTTCTCCTTGCCTGTCTTATTCTAGAATTAGGATCATTCCTAGTTTTAGCAGACGATCTTTTTAACTGACCTAGTGATCTAGCACAATAACTTTTTCTACGTTTAGCAGCTTTAGATCCAGGCTTTACTTTGCCAGTTACTGCTGTCTTTAACTTACTACCAGGATTAGCTCTTCGATAAGCTCGAACACCTTTAGCTGTCATACCAGCTCCAGACTTTGTGGGTCTGTAGTTTGCGTTCTTACCTTTGGTAGTTTTTCTAATAGTCATTATTTTAATATAAGTTTTTTAATTGATTTTGCACCTAAATAAATTTCTGTTTCTGCCATAGATTTTATACATTGGTATTCTACATTTTTTGAAACACCACGCATAGCAATTCTTTTACCTTTAAGACATTCACTCATACTAGGTTGTATTCTATGTTCTTTGATTTCTCCATTTACTATCATCAATAATGCAATTACTAATTCTGTCATAATTGAGTCCTAAAACAAAGTAATTCAAATATATCTATTGAAAATAAATATCCTAAATAAAAAGAACCTATTAATAATATTGAAAAAAATACACCTATTAAAATTTTATTTATCATAATACTTTACCTTTGTTTTCTCCTTGTTTAATAACATATTTTTGTGTTCCATTCTTACCAGTTTCTACTTCTTTTTTTAAATCTTTAGTTAATTGCATTTGTTTAGATTCTTTATTTATATTAGCTATATAATCTAAAACTTTTTTAGTAACTCGATTTGTTGCCATTTGCTCTAACCTTATCTTTTAATGTCTCTATATCTTCTAATGCTTTTTCTAATTGTTTAGTTACAAATTCTATATTAACTTTATTGTGCATCATATCTTCTATTCTTGTTTCAATTTTTTCTACTGTTTTATATAAATCTTCAAGCAACATATATTGTTCTTGATCTGTTGGTAATTGCTCAGATTTTTTAAGTAGATCAGCTTGGAATAATTCTCTTGATGTCTCAAGAGATGTAAGTCTAGCAGTAACTTCTGTGTATGCAAAGACACCCATAGCAACAGCTACAATAATACCAATCATGTTTTTCATTGGCATACTTACAGATGTATTTTCACTTATCTTCATCTAGGTGGTCCTCCAAAGAAAGCAAGAAGTACAAATAGAATAATTAATGTAGCTGTAAAATAATAATTCATATAGGCATACTCCATCATTATCTACCTTGACCCTTGTATCTTCTAGTACGTTTTTGACGTTTCTCACCTTTACTCATAGACTTTTTATGTTGACCTGGTCCACGCTTTTTAGGTTTATCACGAGGAATAAAGTGTGTAAACTTTTGCTTAGCCATTACTTTTTCTTTTTATATTTTTTTTTCTTTTTCTTCTTACCAGTTTGCTGTGATAACATAGTTACTTTTTTACTATATTGTTGTGCAAAACTTTTACTGATCATTTCTTACCTTTGAATATTTGTGTTCCTTTTATTCCGTATATACTCGCAACGACAAGAATCCAAAGATTTGTGAACCATGACGGAAGCTGTTGGAATTGTTCGAAGAACTCTTTTATTTTTGCAGAAGCATTAGGGTCATCTGAAAATACACCCCAAGCGATCACCAAAATTGGCAACGTAAGAATTACCAAAACTGCCTCGTCTTTCCAGTCTGATTGTCTAGCTTCTAATAACTTACCACTATACTCAAGCTCACCACTAGCCATCTTCTCTGCGTGTTTAGCTTGTGCGTTAGCCATCATCATTTTAGTTTCTTGTTTCTTTTTATAAATATGACTACCAGCATTTAATGCTAGTTTAATTGCACTTAACCACATCTTATATCTCCAATTATAGGTTTGTATTTCGTCTTACCATCTTCTTTGAAAGCTCTCAAGAATTGTTTTCTAGGTTTATCTGCTACACTACAATGAACCCATCCGCTTGAAGGCTCACCAATAGTATAAAATTCAAGGATCATTTGATCCCAACCTTCTATATTATCTTTTATCCAGTATGCAAGATCAGCATTATCAGTACCTGGACATTCAAAATCTACTGCTTCAGCTTTGCAATGTTGGCTATTGATTGAGCTACCTATCTTAACGCATAGCTCTGCACTACGAAATCCAGAAGTTACAATAACTGCACCAAATTCATTTCTAACTGGTTGCAGCAAAGTCTCGCAAAGGTTTTGTAGTTTAGCAATCTGATCTGAGTTAGGTTCATTGGGTATACCAAGTCTTATTGCTGTGTCTGATTTAGTTAGTTCTTGTAGTGTAAAATTCTCTGATAATTTCATTCGTATATAATCCTTACGTTAAGTTTCTTTTGCTCTTTAGTTGTATTCCTAGATATAAAAGATCCTTTAATATTTCTTCTATATCCATCTTTAGGTATACTCTTTGGTTCATTTTTTCTATAATTTTTAGACTTAACATCGTAAGCATTATACTCTCCTGTAGTCATATTTAAAGTAACAATATCTACTGGACCAAGTCCGCCAAGTGGTAAAAATACAAGTAAATTAGGATCTTCAGCAAGTCTAAGTTGAGCTTTAATTTCTGAGGTTAGACCAGTAACTGCTTTCTTTCTTCTAGCCATAAAAACAGCTCCTTAAAAGTATTAAAGTTTCTCGAATAATATAACTATAATTGTAAACATACCACCTATTAATGCTGACATAGCATAGTACATATGTTTTTTAATCTCTTTAATTTCTGTTTCTATACTGCTAATTTTTTGATGTGTTTGTTTCTGCATAATACGACAAAGTTTTTCGTGTGATTCTATTCTTTCTAACGCAGAATTTTTAGGCATCTTGTTTTTCAACCTCGTTACAAAAATAAGAAACGTATAATTTTTGATTATTAAAATTATCTAAAAAATCATTGGTAACTTTTATTGTTACTACTGCACCATGTTTTGTGCAATCTGTCCAAGTATTAAAGTCTTGAGGGTGTACTACTGGTGTATTACAAAAACCTGTAATAGCCGAACAAATGGTGTAGGCTAAAACAAATTTCATTATAATAAATTAACTAGCAGTGTATGCTTTACCAGCAGTAATAGCTGCATTAACTGCAGTCATACTTTCATCTGTCCAGTAATCTTTAGCAACCATAATTTCTAGGTGTTCAACATTTCTGTTTACACAATCTTGTCTTTCAGCTGCTTCTTCATCTGCCATTTGAGTTCCATCAATGATACCATTAATTAAATCTACAGAATGACCCATAGCTGTGTAATCTTGTGCAATTTGTTCTGCTGTCTTTACTTCTTCACTCATATTTATCTCCTATTTAGTTGCACACGCAACTGGTTTATCTTTATCAAGTTTTTTAAAACTATCAATAATTAATTTAGGTTCTACCATAACATTTCTGGGATCACTTTCAACATACTTTGTTTCATCCCATTTATCATTCATGTGAAATTGTAGGTTTTTGTTGTGTGAATAACCAAATTGTGTCCACCTTGTTGAACCCCAAACAACTACTCCATGTTTTTCTGCTGATGCTGAGAAGTGATTTAAACAACTATCTATAGATATAAAACCTTCCGCACCTTTTAGCATTTCATGTATATGTGTCCAATGTAAATCACATCTTATAGTATCATTGAAATGTGGTTCATTAGGTAATACGCAGTTAATAATAGTTGTGTCTGGATATTCTTTTCTTAGCATATCAACAACTTGTTGTGCAAGAAAAGGTGGATAGTTTCTGTTTGGATTAATATTAACATATTGGTTATTAACATTAAAACCCATTTGAGGTTGTCCACCAGAAAGTTGAATTAAAATATATTTATTTATTTTGTTTACCTTTAACCACTCATCTATTTTTTTTTTATATTGATCTGTGTATATTTTAGGTTTCATTGATTTATCATATTTAACACCATAATGCTCACAGTAACTTTCTATTAAATGTTGTTTACCAAATTGAAAATTAGATTTATATGGCTCACAATAATATAAATTATCAGATGTCATAATCCTTGGATCTTTTAAAGGTATAGTTCCTTCAAATGCCATCTTGACATCTGGATTACCACCAAAGCAACCAATGTAAGGTGTATATATTTGTACTTCTGATTTTTTTTTAAGTTCTGGTATTAGAGCTGTAAACGCAGTACATTTACCTACTCCGCCTTCAACAATGTATGTATTTAACATTTTGTTCCTTTCATTCGTTATTGTTTATTATTTATTTTTTT